TCAATCAACATACAGTTTCCTTTTCCTGCCCACTAGGGTTTTAGGATTTAACATGAACTCGACATTCGTTTATGAGTTCTCTTTTAACTCTGCCGCCAATTTTTGCCGATGTTTTCGGTCAAATTGATGGGCTGATGTAGGGAAATGCCCAGACCAACCCTCCAACTTGATATTGGGAGCAGAGATTTTACGATGTGAAATCACACCGCATTCACATTGGACATTGACCGCCTCATAATCAGTCAGTTTTTCAATGTGATGCCCGTTTTCACAGGCAAATTCATACATTCTTTTCATTCAATTCCTCATAAGCCTTTTCGCTGACCTCTTTTAAGGTTTTTAGCCAAGTCAAGATGGAAAGTTCGCCTTTTCTGAATTGCAGGGTCTTTTCATCAGGAATTACGCTTATATTATTAAGCGACTCTATCATACTGTCAATATCTATAGTTAAATCTTTCCAACCTTCCATTGACATCATGTCAAAGCGATCTTCGTAATACTTTTGTAGTTCTGGAGTCATTTTTATGCTTTAGGATATTTTGCTTTGACTGCCAAACACGCATCAATGTAAGACTGAATTTGAGTTTGATCTCCTTTGACTATGCCATCAATGTAATTAGTCATTGGTGGGTATTCTGCTACACGTTTTTGCTGATAAGAAATTTGCGCTTGGCGTTGGGCTTCTGCTGTTTCTAAAGCAGATATTTCTTCTTGTGTTAAGTCAATGACCGTTTTTGCATTTGTTTGTAGATTTATTTCAATTCTTTGCATGATTTTTACTCGTAAAGAATGTTGATTGAACCAGCGTCAAATGTGTCTGTGCCGTTGGTTGTGGTGATTCGGACTCTATCAAGAGTACCCCCCAATGAGATATTCCCTCCACCCACCATTATGTCTGCACCTGAATCACCATAAACATGAGAGCAAACCCAAATATTTGATGAAACATTGGTAATAGTGAAATGCCCTGAGTGTGTGTAAGTTGAACTTCCATTATATGCAATAAAACCAGCGGTAGAAGATTGATATAACCCAGTCGATCCTCTAACAATGCCAGTAGACGAAACATATCCTGTTGATGTAATTGATCCAGCGCCGATTTGAATTAAAAAATTTGCTCCTCCAGTTATACTCACCCCGTTAAACATCACAGTGACGCGCTTCACCCAAGATGGAATACTTGTAAAGTCAATAGCAGTACCTGATGTAGATGCAACAGCAGTGCCAGACGACAATACACCCACACCTGTTGGAGTTCCAGCAAATGCTGGAGACGTCAGAGTTGGTGATGTCCCAAGAACATTAGCGCCAGAACCTGTTGAAGTGGTTACACCAGTACCACCATTAGCAACTGGTAAAGCTGTTCCAGAATATGAAATTGCTAATGTTCCACTAGTAGTAATTGGAGAACCACTAATAGATAAAAATGATGGCACTGTTGCCGCAACACTTGTAACTGTTCCAGATGAAGAAACTGAAGCCCAACTAGTTGTAGTTCCATTAGTTGTTAAATACTTACCTGAATTTGTTGCTTGACTAGGTGCAAGAGCATCAAATGCCGCTGATGCAGTTGTTTGTCCTGTACCACCTTGACCAATCGTTACAGCCGCATTGGTTGTAAGAATTGTTGTTGTAGCATCAGGTAGGGTATAAGTTCTTTCTGCTGTAGTTGCACCAGTAAACTTGGTAAATCCATTGCCAGTACCGCCATAAGTAGATGCAATAACTTGAGTTAATGCCGCAGAACCATCAAAGTTATTTCCATAAATGGCTCTTGCTGTTGTCAGTGTTGCCGCAGAACCAGTTGTATTTTGATTTAGTGTAGGTACATCACCAGCCGCAATAGTTCCCCAAACTGGAGCCGCACCATTTGTTCCTGAACCCGTCATACTCAAAAAGTTTTTGGTAGTTGAGGTATTTGGCGCTAGTAATGTTGTTGTATTAGAGTTACTTTGATATGGCAATGAACCAAGCAAAGTTGTGTTATTCCCACCAGCAAGACTTGTTGAATATCCTGTGCTATTTTGATTTAGTGTAGGAATATCAGATGCAACAATTGCTCTAAATGTAGGAACACCATCAGCACCATTGGGTGCGGCTAAGACATACTTTGCCGTCTTAGATGCGTAAGGATTTAACGTATCGCCATAACCAGAAGACAACGATATAGCAGGAGTAGCACCACCACTAGATGCAACAGGTGAAGTTCCTGTAACAGATGTAACAGTTCCTTGTGGATTAGATGCAGTTGTAATGCCAGTAACTCGACCATAAGTATCTATGGTAATTACAGGAATAAGTGATGACGAACCAGTTGTTCCAGCCGTTGCAATTCCGCTTGTTAAATCAAGAACAGGAGTAGCACCCCCAGTTGATGTAATTCTTCCAGTTGTACCACTTACAGAAGTAACAGTACCTGTTGTTGGAGTTGTCCATGTAGGAGTTCCTGCACCCGCAGAAGTTAAGACTTGTCCTGTTGTTCCTATAGGTGTAACAGCTAATGCGCTTGTTGAAGAACCATAAACTACACCACCAGCAACAAATGCTGACGATTGTCCTGTACCACCTCGGTTATAGGCAACAGCAGTTCCATTCCAAGTAGCAGATGTAATTGAGCCAGCATAATCAAATGTGTTGGTAGACCAAGATACATTAGATGGAGCATAGTTATGCACATCCCATGAGCCAGCGGCAAGAGAATTTGAAAGCAATACAAGACTTACATATCCACCAGATTGAATTGTGGCAACAGTTGTACTTGAATTGTTCTTGACAATAATAGTGCCACTGCTTTGATTATTGTTAAAAGAAAATATTGCTCCATTAGACAAAGTTGTTGCATCAGGCAGTTGAATTGTTTGACCGCCTGAACCAGTAACAACATAATTTGGCGCAGAACTTACAGTTAAAACTGTTGTTCCACCAGCCGCCGCAATACTTGCAAAACCACTAACATCAGTATTGTTTAAAACTACTGCGCCAGTCTTTCCTGCAACACTGGTAACTAAGTTGGTTTGGTCTAACTTTTGCCAAGTAGAACCATTGAATATTAACCAATCTCCAACTTGCCAATCAGTAATACCATTGAGACTAGTTGAGCCAGCAGTAGCCACAACGTAATAGTAGCCGTTTGTTCCAGAACTACTAGTAAGAGTTGGAGAATTTGTAGAAGCATTCCAAGTACCTTGATAACTCAATACACCTGTAACAGAAGCCCATGAAGTGCTTGTTCCATTGGTAGTTAAATACTTTCCTGATTTACCAGTTTGACTAGGAATCAGATTAGTAATTTGTGTCTGTAAAGAGTCTAGAGTATCAAGTACAGACTGAGAAGTGCCGCCACCATTAGTAATGACTTTGATGGATTCAGCAAGATCAGGAGCAACAACTTCGCCGACATTAAGCTCAACACCTGTAGACAGAGTAATGACAAGTGAACCATCAAAATCAATATGAGCATTGGTGACAGACACACCATCAACACCATTAATTCCGTCAATCCCATTTTGACCAGTTTCACCTTTTTCGCCTTTTGCTCCATCCCTACCATTTTTTCCGTCTTTTCCATCACGACCATCCTTGCCATTAGAGCCATCACGCCCGTCTTTAATAGATGCAACACGCTTTTCAATAACATTGCCAACATCATCAAAGCGGCTACGAATGTCAGATTCAATTGTCTTCAGTGCTTGGACAACAATGTCTACGTTCTCGCCAATCTTGCGTTTTTGTACTTCTCTAGCTTGAGCAACAGACGCTTTAACAGAATCCAAAACAGCCATTTGCTGTTCAGGAGTCATGTTCTTAAGAATTAGCTCTTTGGCTAGGCTTTCGACATCCATTATTGAGCCTTCGGTTGGGTTGAGCCTAAAGATTTGGACAATTGGTCTAAGAAATCTTGTTCCATACCACCAACTTTATTGTTATTCTGAGACATTTGCAACTCAACAATCTTAGATTTGTTCTTAATGTCAGCTTCTTTCAACATCAATTCGGCAATCTTAACTCTCCTATCAAACTCGGCAGATGCTTGATCTGATTGATTTGGCAGGTTATTTGTGGTTGATGCAATGACTTTTGCCTGTACTTCTTGAGGGATGTACTGTGCTTCCACCATTTTCTTGGTTGCATCAGCACGATTTTGCTCTGCTTGAGTGGTAACTAAGGCAATATTGGCTTGAGTCGCTTGCATTTGCAACTGTTGTTGTGCTTGTTGCATCTGTTGTGCTTGTGGGTCTGGCTGAGACATTTTGTCCAAAGCATCTATCATCTCGAACCTATTGCTCAAACTTGAATTAGCAACGATTCCTTTGAGAATAATGGGCAAAACAGGAGTTTGAGGGCCAAGTGTCTGAAGTAGGCTAATGAACTGCTGTTGCTCATACTCACGGGCAATAATTCCCAAAGTAGCCGTAGGAATGAAGTTCATGTCCACAGATGGATAGCGGTTTGGGTCAAACTGCATATACCTAAATGCGGCTTTCTTGATGAAAGGCACAAGGAAATCTTCTTGGAAGTTCACCAATGTACGCTTGTACTTCTTAATGATAGAAGCAACAGCCATTGACATACCACCACCATCACGGCTAGACTGAGTAACCATACCATTTGAATCCAGCGTACCAGTAGCTTGAAGCAACATACGTTCAAACTCTTTAGAAGTGGCTAGATTGTTTCCATCAGTAACGCCAAACTTGAATGGCATCAAAATCTCAGCAGGAGAGCCGTTTGTTAGGATAGCTTTCCCAGGTTTTACTTCAAATTTTGCGCCACGGGGAAGTCGAGTTGCATCCATTGCAACCATAGGGCTTGTAGTCAATGCTAAAGAGTCTAAATGGCTGCGAATTTGTGCATCCATAGCCTTTTGCATATTGTAGGCTTTTTCAACTGTCCCACGACCTAACAAACGATTAGGCACAGTGTCATCCTGATAGGAAATCACTGGCCTATCTTTCATCATGTAAGGGCTTTCTTCAGCCTTGAGCAACAAAGTGTCGTTAGCAATAACAACAATCGCTTCAATCATGTCTTGATAGTCTTCTGCTTCTGAACTTGTAGGGAACAATTCAACAATGTCTTTGTTCTCAGCCAAGTTTTGCATATATTCCCGTGGGACAAGGCCATAGTAGGTCAGCAATTTGACCTTTTGGTCTTGGAACATTGTGAGTTCTTGTGTGGGCTCTAGATCTTCATCAGAAGCAACCACTCCAACATCAACCTTGCGATACATCCCAGACTCAATACCAGCCACAATCTTGTGGATAGAGATGAATTTCTCTACGGCAACACCCATACAGTCATCAATGCTTGTGCCATTTGGGTCAAACAAGAAGTTCTTGGGGTTGACAGGCATGATCTTGACGGACATTCTGTCTCGTTCAATCACGCCAATAGCCGCCTGACCTTGCTGATTAGGAATTGCTTGGGTACTTGGGACATACTCTTTCTCAGTACGCACAACAATCTCGCCAATGCCAGTTCCATAAATCTCAGCCATCAACTCAATTTGGTCAATAGCCTTGCGAATTTTGTCTTTCTTGAAGTCTTCCATCAACTGATTCTTGATTTGCTCAACATCAATTGGGTTGCCATTCACATCTTGAATATTGTCTTCAATGTCAAAGAAGTCGCCTTGACCAAAGATAGCTTCCATGATCTCGGCATGACGAGTCTCGACTGCTTGTTGGGTTGCAGGGGTAACAATACGGCTACGCTCAGATTCACGGGTCTTGTCGTCATCAGCCCATTGACCACGGAAGATGCGTTCATATTCTTCCCAGTCGTTCAAGAAGTTAGTATCTCGATAGTTGCGCCATCTGTCGCAATGGTCAATGACAAAGGCAGTTAATTCCTTGTCATTTTCAGTAGGTTCATAAAATTCGTTTTGATCTAACTTATTTGTTGCCATTTAAAACCCCGCTATTACATCCATTGGTTGCCACTCGTCTGAGTCGTCTTCATCAAAGTAAGTGGTAACAGCCAGTTGGTCAATATAAGAAAGAGCATCAGGCAAGTCGTCGTGAACACCAGTTGCAGGAAACATCAAGAGTTGATCTTTGAATTCATCCCAATCTTCCTTGGAGTTCAGCACAATACGCCCATGCTCAAACCTTCCTTGAAGTGACCAAATGATACGATCAGCCTTTTTGCGATTGCCGTGGGTCAAGTCAACTATATGGGAATATACATTATTTTTCCTCATTAAGTCACTCAAATACGGCAAAACGGCGTTTTTTAACGCACCTTTCTCAATTCCTATAGCCAATGGGCGGTAATCCCGCATCTTCATCAGTATTTTGGCGGCAGTCTCTCGAATGTCCCAACGCCCAAATTCAATTTCTTTAACAAACCATTTGCCATCATCAGTCACCTTGACCACAGCAATAGCAGTCTGGTCTAGTCTTTTCTTGGAATTAGCCGCTTGTTTAGCAACTTCTTCAAATCCAGCTAGGTCAACAGCCACATAGTACGAACCATACTCAGGTTCTTCTCCGTACTTAATCCATTCTTCTTTGAAAACATCTGACCCCGCATTGTCAAAAGATGCCATATACTCTTGCTTAAAGGCAAAGGTGCTAAGGGATTTCTTTGCGCTCTCGATTTCACTGGGGTCGATCAAGGGGTTGTCTTTGGTGGTGAAGTGCCAAGTTTTCCAGTCTGAGTCTTCTCCCGACTGTCCAAGTTTGAAGATGTCGTAGAAGAAGTTGCGACCCTTTGGAGTGCCGATAAACATTGCTCTTCCCTTTTTATCTGACAGAGATGCACGAATAACTTGTTCCCATGCTTCAGGTTTAATATCGGCAACTTCATCCAACACAGCGTAGGTGAGAGACACCCCTCGCAAAGTATCTGGTCTATCTGCACCTCGGACATAAATCTTTGCTCCGTTTATCAAAGTGATGTCCATGTTATTGATGTGGCTTGCCGAGATAACCTCTCTGCCCAATTCCATCAATACATCCCAAATAATCTGTCGAGCTTGCCCATTGGTAGGCGCAACATAAAGCACAGCAGAGCCAGCAGTACACTGCAAACCCTCAATCAATAGGGTAATGGCTGAAAGCCTAGACTTACCGCATCTGCGACCAGCAGCAATAACTTTAAACCTTGTTTTATCAGCAAATACTTCTTGTTGCCAAGGTAAGAGGCTAAAGTTTAGATCAGACATCTTTGCTTTCTATATCTTCAGCTTCTACAGTATTTTCACCAATGGTTACGCCACCAATACCTGAGATCGTAATGTTTACAGCACTTCTTTGATTCTTTTCTTTTTCAAACAGAGTAACGGGAAGCATCCTATCCATACATATCTTCAACGCCGCCATCTGAGCAGGGTGGTCGTCATCAAGGGCAATCTGAACAGTTTTTTGGACAACATTAACTCCAGCACTGTTTATCAATAAGTCTTTGAGTTCTTTGACTCTCTGGTTCTCAGTCTTAGGCAACATAGCTAATGGTTTGGCATCAGCGTATTTAGCCATAGTCAACTTACCTGAACCCTTTGGGCGACCCTTGGTTTTCTTTAGGTTGTCAGGGAGTGCATCTATTACGTTCATCTTTTGTCCAACAGAATGGGAAGTTAGTGCATACTTTACATGAGAACAGGAATCTTGTATAGTGACTCAAACGGGGGCATCACCCACCCCTCTATGCGGTTGAGCCGACCAAGTAGGATAAACGTAGTGAACCATGTAGTTCTCAAGTAAAGACTCACTTCTTGAACGGGGCTTGTAGCGTGGAGTGATCGATCTGACAGTCATCACTAACTTAGATAAACGAGAGGCTCTCCTTTAAAAGGATACACCCACTCACGGGTGTCTATCCTATTTGTCAACCAACTCTTTACTTTAATCCAGCTACCCTTTTGTTGTGTAACACTAAGATTGGCTTTTCCAGTGGGGGCGAGGGTACAACAATATTTCATCACCACCAACCACCCCTCCCCCCCATACAAAGTAAGCGCACACTTCGTGTGCCTCGCCCGAAGCGAGCACTAACTAACATGGCAAGTCAGTAAGCACTAACCTAGGGTAATGCAAATGAGAATGATTCGCATCTAGGTCATGTGATGATACACTATATTGCATATATGGTTTATGCACCATTTCTCTGGGACTTCATAACTTCCAGTAATATACAAACCACAATATGAAATGTAAATAATTGTTTCATATTATGAAACGGCATTTCACGGAGATTCGATATTGCACCATCTTGGTG